GGAGGAGGTGGAGGAGGGGGTGCTGATGATCCGCCGAAACACATAATTAGTCCTTGGTTATAATATTATCTTGAAGTTGTTCGTCGTATATTTGTTGTAAGTAATTAATTACACTACGTTGTCCTACTTTAAACCATACCATTCTATCGTCGTCTGTCAACAGCGGACATTTATCTGGGTATAGCTTGTCAAGCTTATCTATCAAATCTTTTGACAGTGCGGGTAATACTAATTCTTCATTCATCGTTCTCTATATCATCCAGTTCTATTGGTAAATTACCACGTTTTATTTGATCCTTTGTCCACAACCACGCTGACGCATTCCACAAGATTGCACCCGCATGATCCTCCGATGTGTCCCCGTCAGCTAACGCTAACAGATGTCTGAACATACTGTCGTACAGTCTTGTTAACGGGAATCCTTTTCTCCAGTTGTTGTCTCCGTAAAGCTTTCCGCCATCTTCAAATCTTTTGGCGAGCGAGCGTAAGGCGATTGGAGGAATAAGCGAGGGTCGTCCCCGTCCAATGTCCCCGTCACGTTTAGCGCCTGTGGTGAAATCTCTAGTATATCCTTGGTTTGGTAGTTTCTCGGTGTCCATAGTTTCTTTATTGTGTTTGTTCTGAATGAATAGTTCTCAGCTCGTAGCAGTCGTGCCATCCATGCGTTCATTAATGCGTCTTGTTCAGTGAGTCCAGTTTTCTCGTAACAAGCAGTAACTGTTTCCCATGTGTATCCATCTTTCTCTAGCAGACGTTCAGCACGAGTGACACCTATACCGGGTACTCCGCTGTATCCATCTGTGTGGTCTCCTGCTATTGCTTGTATTAGATGGTAGTTGTCTGCTTCTTCTTCTGTCGGATGATGATACTCACCACGGTTGTAGTCGTAGAAGATACCCGGTACAGTCTTGAAGTCTTTATCAATACTAACGATGATTGTTTCTTCATCCATCTCTTTGTCAGTAGCTAGTATAGATATAACATCATCTGCTTCTAGGTTAGCCCACATCTGTCCGTCGTACTCGTCAATGATCCACTGTTTTATCTGTCGTAAGATAATAGGTAGACGTGACTTCGATCTGTTTGCTTTGTAGTCAGGGTTCAGTAAACGACGGAAGTTAGCACGATCAGTCAAGCACATCGTTACGCTGTCCGTCTTCATCATATCCTTGAACTCTTCGACACGATTAACAACACGAGCTTTAGCTAGTGCCATGTCTGCGTGTACTGTCCACATCTCATCCTTCCACTCAATTGATTCCTCGGCTACCACTGCTGCCTCAAACGCCAACACGTCAGCGTCTATCAGTAGGGTTGTTTTCTTATTACTCATAGTATATGCTCCAGTTCTCTTGGTATTTTTTATATCTGCTTTTACTTGTTGGTTCAGGGTTCAGCTTGATTGTCTTACCTGTTAACTCACTACGTGGTATCATCCACCACATCTTCTCAGGTGCTATATAACAAGCTATCACATCTACATCGTGGGACATCTTTGATTTACCTGTGCATCCACTTGACGTCATGACGTTATAACTCTGTCCGTTCTTAACACTAGACGACTTGACTTGCACCTTTAACATACCTGCCGGACACGTGACGATAAAGTCCCACGGCATAGGTGTTGCTGGCATATGTGGTTCAAAGTCTCTCTCTAAACATTCCGTTTGAAACTTTGTCTCGGCTATTGCTCCGATGCGTTGAGCGTTGGATGATGGCATATAGTTTTGTACGTGTTGTTTTCTCCAGTCCCAAGGAACTTCTAGGTCGATGGTATCGTACAACTTTGCAAGACTCAAGTGCCAATCGTATTCAATCTCTAATGTGTCTGTGCCCATGTCTCACCTACCTTTGCTTCACCGTCTAACATGACGTTTAGTTTTAACTCTCTTCCTGCCATGCGTATTGATTCAACTGCCAGATCACTGAACACTCCTACTTTATCAGGTTGTACTTCTGCTTGGAACTCGTCGTGTACATTAGCAACAAAGCTGTACTCTCTACCGTGTTGCCACTTCAGTTTATTCATGCGATGGAACAGTTGGATCAACGCTACCTTCATACACACAGCACCTGCACTCTGTAATAACATATTCAATGCTTTGTGTGGTGAACGAACAGGAAGTATACGACCGTCTAATCCAGTCAGCTTGTTACTTCGTTGTACCTTTTCTTCGATTGCTTCTTGTAGTTTAGCTAAAGCAGGTATGTTGCTATAGAATCTTCTCTTCAACTCTAGTCCTTCTCTAGCTCCTCCTCCGACGATTTCTCCAATTAGTTGATCACCAGCACCATACAAAAGTGCGTAAATAAATGTCTTAGCTTGCGAACGTTCAGCTAATCCCGCAGCCTTTTGGTTCCTCGTATGTACATCTCCTTCAATAACTTCTCTAGCGTACTCGCCCCCGTCATAGAAAGCTAAGTAGTGGGCAAGCATACGTAGTTCTAAACCACTGGCATCACACCCTACTAGCTTGAATCCGTCTCCTGCTTTAAACAGATCACGACACTCTTCTCCATAGTCCATACCAACTGCTGGAACTTGTGCGAGATTGGGAAAGCTGTGGGTACATCTACCTGTTACTGCACCGTTAGTGTTAACTCGTCCGTGTATCCGTCCGTTCTTCATCAACTTTAACCAAGCAACATTACCCTCAGCTAACTGACCAAGACGTTTCTGTACTGTTAAGTATTCAAGAAGTAACGATGCAAACGGATGGTTTATTCTTTCAAGCGTAGCTCCATCCATCTTTATCGTCTTACCATCAGGTTGCACAGGTATCTCTATTCCTAAATCCTCGAACCTTTGCTTTATTTCGTGACGACTACCGGGATTAAAAGGTAACACCTTCTGCTTGTTGGCTAGTGGTACTGCATCCTTTGCTCTAGCTTGTACTTGCTTAGCTTCCTTCAGTACTTGTTTAAGTAACACCTTTGTCTCAGCCTCATAAGTAACACCGTCAATCTCTACCTGCCAACCACTCGGTGTCTTCATCTCTTCCGTTTTAGATGGGAACTCTTTCTGTAGTCTGTCTAACAACTCAGCACGTTTACTGGCAAGCTTCAGCTCTAACTTCTCTGCTTTCTCTATATCAAACGCAAAGCCTTTCTTCTCTTGCAGTCTCATCAGGAACGCAAACCAATGTTCAATCGCTAACATCTCACCGCTTGGATTACCCATCATCAGATAGTCAAACAGGATTTGTGTTACGATTGTATCACGTTCGCAGTACTTCCTCATCTCCTCGTTGTAACTGTCGAACGCTCCGTCTTCCTCACCGTACGTCAGCTTGGTCAGGTTGTTCAGCCGTAATCCCCACGCTTTCAACGAGTGACTACCCACTAAACTTTTATCGAAGTTATTTCGTAAGAAGTCGTCGTTGCGGACATCAGGTACTATGCACTTAGCCATGACCATCGTGTCCAATACTTTAACAAGCGGTGGATGGAAGCTGTACATCTTAGAGAGAGCAGGTAGATCAAAGCCGATGACGTTGTGTCCGACGATTCGTTCTGCTTTAGCTAACTCCATTAGTCCGTTCTTAATACCAGCACCGTGATACGTAATCATCTTAGGTGTGGTAGGGTCGTAGATAGATAGACAGTGAACAGTCTTTAAGTCAGACAAGTTCGACCAGTCCTCTATCGCATTTGTTTCTATATCAAAGAATAGTGTTTTCATTTATTAGAATGGGTTGTTAGTTGTTGTATCTTCGAAGACGTTCTTATCTTCTGTGTATCGTCCGGTTTCTGTGTCGTAATTAAGTGTGGTACAATGTCCTGTCTGTCCGCTGAATCTATTCTTTAACACACGCACTCGTGTTTCATTGGATATTTTGTCGCTCTGTTGGTTGCGTTCCAGTCCGAGTACCATGTCCGACAGCTGTGCTATAGCCTGTGATCCACGTAGATGGTGCAGACTTACTCGTCCTCCTTCTTCGTGACCACTATCCACTCGCTTCAAGTGACTGACCAACACCATACCACACCCTGTCTCTTCAACAAGACTACGTAGCTTGGTCATCGTGTTATCAATCAATCGTCGTTCGTCATCTCCTGCTATACCACTGACAACAATCGATAGGTGATCTAGGAATATCCATTTACAATCGAATCCTTTTATCAAATATCGTATCTTACCTAGCAGGTTGTCGCTGTCCATACTTCCGAAGTGATCGTAGGTGTAGAACTTTCCATTACCTACTGTCTCTTCAAACGCAGGACGCAATGCTTCCGTGTCTAGCTGTTCGTCTTCAAGGTGTAATGGTTTGTTCAGATGA